TGCAACTTCGTCCTGGCTGATGGCAAGTTTGCTTTAGTGCCCGCCGTGCCAAGCAAAACTAACGGCAGTATCAACACAGGAGCTGTTGAAATTAAACAGTTATTTACTTCCGGGAACATACTAGAAGACTCATTTAAACTTGAGTATTTAAGGGCAGAAGAGCGTAGGCCGTTTAAGGCTAACGTTCGCTATAGGCAAGAATCCAAGAACAAGTTTCCAGAAGAGAAAGTTGTCGAGGTTAAAATAAACAATGAAGCGTATGCTGACAAGCTAATCAACTTAGACATCGAAAGTTTACCGCACGAACAATTTAACCTTACTCAGTTTTGCACTTCAAAAGAGCACGCCGTAAAAGTTGCTAAATATTTTCTTGGCTTGCGCGAACTTGTGACACACACGATTAGTTTCTCGACAACAGTTCACGGCTTGAACCTTGAGGCTGGAGCGTTTATTAAAGTCATTACAGAATCAAGTCCTTATAGCTCGGCCAACAATGGCACCATTGCTACGAATGGCCACGTAACCAGTGTCACTCATTTGGATGACGGTGATTACGACGTTTCATTCTTCAAGACTGATTCGGAAGAAGTTGAAAACGGCAGGATGACAGTTTCCAATGGGATTGTTACAGCGTCAAAATTTCATGATTCTGTTTTCACCTTGGTTAAGTCCAGCGTCTCCGAAAACGTTTATGTTGTAGAGCAGTTGACGTTCTCTCAGGAGGGCACTGTGGACATTGTTGCATCAGAGCACCCTTGCGAGGATGATGGGAGTAGCAAACTTGCCCACCTTATGGAAAGCGGCGATTTCAGAATCATCCCTGATCAGAACTTGAGCGATTAATGGCTTTCCCTTCAATTGAGCCAACTAGCCGCGCTTTTGATCCTGGGGACTACCCGGTCAAAACTTATAAAGCGCAAAACGGCGCTGAGACAAGGATTCTGTATGGCAGCGAGCGCACCAACGTAAAGATGCAGCTGTCTTACGCCAATATTGGCGATGCTTCAGCAGAGTTGTTCGTGCAGCATTTTGACGAAACAAAAGGCACTTTTAGCACTTTTAAGTTGCCTCGTCAGGCTTTGAGTGGCTGGGGCGGAGACACCAGCACTTTGCGCCCGCAGCAGACAAAAGTCCCGACTGTGACACTTGTTGTGACAGTTGCAGCTTCTGGTGGCGCTAACAAGTATCGAATTGATGGGTCGTCAACAGACAACTTGCTGTTGACCCTGACCGAAGGGACTATCTATTTATTTGACCAATCAAACTCGTCAAACTCTTTACACCCATTGCTTCTTAGTACTACAAACAATGGCACTTGGGGTGGTGGCGCTCCGTACACAAAAGGCGTAACAACCTTTGGGACTGCTGGCAGCTCTGGAGCGTACACACGAATCAAGGTCGCTAAGGACGCCCCAACCTTGTATTACTACTGCGTTAATCACAGCGGGATGGGCGGTCAGATCAACACTCCCGCAGGCACTGTTTCTGCTGAATCAGGGACACAAGCAAAGTACAGGTACGAAAGCGCACCGCAGTTAACGCAGGTGGCTGAAGGCTTAAGCACTGTTACAGTAAATCTGTGTGGGGTTGTCTGATGGCACTTTTTTCTGGAGCGGATGGGTCTTTAGAACTTGAAGGCGTAAAAATCGCTAACGTTCAGAACTGGAGTTTTACCGTTAGCGTGCAGTCGGCAGACACTACGACGCTAGGTGGCACGGATACAACAATACTTCCAATCAAAAGGACAACAACAGGTAGCTGTCGAATTTTGTACTATCAAGAAACGGCTGGATCAAAAAGTAAAACAGTCTCAGCGTCTGCATTTATTAACAAAATAGCAAAAGCTAGAAAAAATAACGATGCAACTAATAGGAATTTAAAGCAAGGCAGTGAAACTCGCACCGAAAATTTTTCAGATTTAAGGCTGAAGGTTGACGACGGGTCTTCAACTGGGCGCGAAATTTACATGAGGATTTTAATTACAAGTTTGACAATGACAATGACAGTAGGTGAAATTTTTGCTGCTGATATTCAGTTCCAATCTAACGGTGTGATATCGGAGGTAGACCTGTAGTGACCGTTTACCTTGGTACGTTTGGCAAAGTTGAGCTAAGGCGTCAGGCTGACCTTAAAGGTCTTACATCAGAAATCAAAGCATCCGATGTAAAAGTTGCAGCAAAACGGTTTAGCTTCGTTTTTGACCACGGTCAGTTAATAACTGGCGACAAAATTAGGATCCAAAGCACAGACAACAGCACGCTTGATTTTGTTGACGGCTACGCAAAGTCCGCCATTGCAAAATTTGTCCATGTTGACGAAATTGGCGGCATAAGATTATTTGACACTTTTGCTCATGCTGTCAATGGCTTAAAAGCCAACGCAATTACGCTTGCCAGACCTTCTAATGCCATCCCGATTAAAATTTCGCTTCCCGATATCAACTCAAAAGTTCTTGCTCAAGTCAACAGCTATGAGCTAAATACAGAACGCGAGACTGTAGACACAACATCTCTTTCTGATGAATTTCGCAGTCGGATCAGCACTTTAATGTCTGGCTCTGGCCGGATGACTTGCTTTTGGGAATACACAGGCAATACAAGCGACGAGCTGCCAAATTATTTAGTTGAGTTAGCCCTACGCACCAAGATTGGCTCAAACTTTCACGCACAATTTTATCTTAAAACTACTAGCTACAACCCAAGCGGAGTAGCGTCAAGTTTAAACGATGAGGTTTTTTACGATTTTGATGCAGTTATTACTGCTTGCGCCGTTCAATTTGCTACAGACAATACGGTGCAAATTACAGCAGATTTTATTACGACTGGACCGGTTCAGCTGAAAATGAACCTTGACGTGCCTGACAAGATTAAGCTGGAAAGCGGCGACGATATTAACTTGGATCAAGGCGCAGGAGCTAAACTGGGCAAGAGCAGTGACACTTAACGCGGGAGACCATGGCTGACTTAAAAATTTCTGAGTTGCCAGCTCTTGCTGGCGCTGACTTGCTCGCAGCTGACTTGTTGGTCACTGTTGACACTAGCGCCAGCGAAACCAAAAAGCTTACCGTTGGTGACTTGATCGCCAATGGCGTCACTTTGATTGCTGACGACGCAATCCCAGGCGCAAAGATTTTGTTTGCCGCTGGTGGGATTGTCTCAGCTGACCTTGCCGATTCCGCAGTAGTAGAGGCAAAGCTTGGAGCTGGAAGCGTAACGGCGGCAAAGCTTGCAAACGAATCAACAGTTGACCTCGTTACAACGCTACCTGGATCTGGAGCGTTTACGGGCCAACTTGCTTTAGATACTGACGACAGCTTTTTGTATTGCTGGAACGGCAGTGCATGGGTAAGTCTTAAGGCAGCCGGGTCTATTAATACTGTTGCTGGCAGCACGGTTGGCCTAGTTGACATTGTTGTCACCACCACCGGATCAAGCGTTTCGATTGCTGCAACCAATAACGACACTGATGCAGCAAACAAGTTTTTAGCAGGCCCAACCAGTGGAGCTGGTGCGGTTGCGTACAGGATCATTGATGGCAGCGACCTACCTGTTGCAACAACAAGCGCCAAGGGCGGTGTTGTTGTTAACGGTGAAGGGCTCCGCATGGACTCCAACACCATTGAAGTTGATAACGACGTAACGCTTAGCACCACGCACCATGTGGTGACGTATAGCGCCAAAGGCTTAATTACTGGCGGTCGTGTCCTCACTTCAGCAGATTTACCGGTTGCCACAGGTAGTTCAAGGGGTGCTGTCATCCCTGGATCGGGACTTGCTGTTGATGGCAGCGGCAACATCAATCACAGCAATAGTGTTGCAGCTGGAACTTATACGAAAGTTACGGTTGACGGCCAAGGGCACATTAGTGCTGGCGCTACTTTGGCAGCGACAGACATCCCAGATATATCGGCAGCAAAGCTGACCAGCGGAACAATTGGCAGTGCAATTCTTGCAACTGATGCTGTCACCGCAGAGAAACTAGCTGATCAATCTGTTACTAAGTTCGGTGGTGCTGGTGCAACCGATAACGTCGTTACGTTCCCGGCTGGTGATTACAAAGGACAGTTCTTTTTCGATGAGAAAAACGAAGATCTTTACGTCTTTACTGGGGAATCCTTCCTGCCAATCACGGTTATTAGCGGCAACCTTGTTAACGCTGGAACGTATAACGCCAACACAAACTTAGTTGCATCAGTCACGACTTCTGGCTCTGCTGCTGGCTTTACGGCTGGTGGTGCGTTGCCGAATCCGGCGACAGGCAACCTCAACTATTACGTGGTTGTTAGTGACTCTGGGACGGGTTCAGGTAATGCGCCTGCTGTGAGTTTGGCACCACCAGACATGTTGATTTCACTTGGCAGTGGATCAACGTTCCAGCTAATTGATGTTTCTAACGCTATTGCTGGTCAGACCGCAGCCAATATTTCGGTTGT